AAATTTCTTTGCCTACGATTAAGTTTTTCGTCAAGATTGCAATATTCAATTGGAGCTTCTTCGTCTGAAGTCAGGATAGGTTCATATTCTAATTTGTTCTTTCTATGTCCCATGTAAGCAAATAGATTGTGGCGATATTAATATACTACATATCCCCACTTTATTCTAAAGTGTATTGGGAGGATACTGTAAGATCTATAACCAGGTCAAGAACTTTTTAATATTTTTAATGTATTTCTATCAAACTCTTATGACAAAAATGAAAAAAATAAAATATTCGTGAAAAGCCCATTCTTATAGGGTTTATAACTGTCAAATAGTTTTGACAATAATAGACAAAAATCTATTTTTTAGTTTTTTTACTCATATATTGCGATAAAACTTCATCAATAGTTTTAATTATCTCTTGATCTTCTAACTCATCATTTAGCTTAAATATGCAATAGCTAATACTGGCTAACAAGACGTTTACATTGTCCTCTCCACGATAAACCATGTTTTCTAACATACCATCCAATCTATTAACCAACTCGTGTAATGAAGGTTTACCTTGCTTATCTTTTATTTGAACAACTTTTACCACAGATACATCATAGCATTAAAAGAAACAGAGGAGTCAAACATTAATTTGGAGAAAAACTCCTCTGCTTCAGATATGTAGTCTTCTGCTTTAGTTATGAATAGTAGAGGACTAAAACAGCAACATACATAAACTATAGATCCATATTAGCATAAATATGCTTAATTACTTCAACACACCAGCCGTTTCCAAGCATTTGGTAGCGTCTTGTATTTGATACATGATTTGTGTAATCCCTCGGCACTGTTTGTAATGCTTCACACTCACGACAAGTTAGCTTACGCCATGTTAGGTCTTCTTGCTGTACACCTGTAGCTGAGAACTTACCACCTTTTTTTGTATCATTTTCAAAGTTTGCTCGTGATGATTTGTAGTAATTAGCCTTAATCGGATGCGATTTTTCAACCACAACACTATCTTTGCCAACCGTTGTTATAGCGTTTGATTTACTATCTTGTCTAAGTTCAAGCATCTGTTGTGTCTTATTTGCTACCGATACGCCTTCTTTATCCATGCGTTTACCATTTTTATCGTAAGCTCTACCACGAAAAGCACCACCAGTAATTACTTTTGGCTCTCGATGACCACCACCACAGGTTGTTACTGTAGGGGACTTACCATCTGGACTATATACTCGCTTAATCTGATCATGTCCCTTTATATCTACAGCAACGCCAACTTGTTTAGGTGTAGTAATCTTTGGACTATCACTTCTGCCTAGGATCGTTGGCGATTTACCACTTGGATCATACACTCTACGTTGTCTTTCATTGTCTTTAAGTACCTCTTTGGGTATGTCGTATGCTTTTTTAGGTTTTGTTTCTACTTTTGGCACTGTGCCTTTACCTGCATGTGCTGTAATAGTAGGTGATTTACCATCTTCACTATAGACTCTTTTAAGTATGTCATGTCCAGGAGTGTTATCTCTGCCTACCATTTTTGGCTTAGTTTCTATCATCTGTTCTTTATTTGAAGCTGTAAGTGTAGGAGATTTACCTTGGTCACTATAAACCCTTTGTGTGCTTTCATATACGCCATCTTTGTATTCAAATTCTAATAAAGCTGCATCAAATTCATTTGTCTTAATACCTAAAACAAATTTAAGCTTTATCCATACAGTATCTTTTGGAATTGCAAAACTGCTGTCTGTTCTAAACCAATGTTCTGCTTTTGTTAAAGGCACATTACATCTTGTTGCAATCTCTTTTATAGTTTTTTTTGATTCTTTTTTTGCAGATCGTAGCAATTTTTGTAAAGCTTTCTCATTTACTTTGTGCTTTCTAACCTTTACTTCTTCTACATTCATGCCGACTTTGATAGGTTTATTAACTAACTGCCTTCTATGTTTTGTTTTATATTGTTTTACGTTTGCACCTTTATAATAGTTTGCGTCTATACAATGTGCTTTATCTCTTTCACTATCATAGTCATCTTCAAGAATATCTTTTAATACTATACCCCTATCCTCTGGCTGTTTAATACCCGGTATATTAGTCCAATAGTACCGCTGCCTTGATTGAGCACTAACCAATGCAGCGTTAATAAAATGAGGTTTGATTGTGACATTACCTAACATATCTTTGAACTCAGGTGCTACATCATCTGCTTCATAACACTCTGATACTTGTTGAGTGATAATATCAAGAAACTCTTTTTTCATTCTTACATTTTCTAATAAGAAATATTTTGGCTTGATTGCTTTGAGTAAGCGTATGAACTCAAAGAACAATGCTGATCTAGGATCATCAAAAGCAAGTTGTTTACCTGCAAATGAAAATCCTTGACACGGTGAACCACCTTGAATTAGATCAACATCCATATAATCTTTTGGATCTAAATTGCAAACATCTCCGACTTGTATTATGTCTGGATAATTTGCCTGTGCTACTGTAATAGCATATTTATCTATTTCACTGGCATAATATTTTTCTATCGGTATGCCTAGTCTTTCTAATGCAATACGACCACAAGCCATACCATCAAACAAACTTAAAACTTTCACAACGCAGACTCCCTACTGTTGTCTTCATCATAAAAATTTATTAAATCACCTTGTGGATCATGTGCTTCCATACCAACATTTATTCTGTGGTATTTTTTGTATGCACTTAATACCGAATCAGCTTTTTTGTTGTTGTAATCATCAACAGCTTGTTCGTAAGATAAACGCATCATCATGTATAAATTATTTGATTTACTCATATTTTCTCCTTGCGATAATTTATTTGTTACGCATAGTAGACATTATACACAAATTTAGATAAAATAACATCATACATAAAAGGAGTTAATTATGGAAAAACCAGAATCACCTGTGTCTGAAATTATTGATGAAATAATTTCTTTAAGCACACCAAAACCAAAAGTAGATCTACAACAAGAACTAATGCAAGATAAAATTAATTATCTTATATGGCAAGTTGATGTTGCAGTAAAAGAACTACAAGCTGAAGTTGATAAATTGAAACAAAACAATAAGGAGGCTTCATGAACTTACCAGAGATATTAGAAGAACTGCCACACAAAGTGGTAGGAGATGTTTTTTATTTTCCAAACATGGATCATAATTTTTATCATAACTGTCCTGGAATATCTTCATCAAACATAAGAAGATTTAGTCAAAGTCAAATACATGCTTTAGAAGAAGTAGTAGAGCAAACACCTGCTATGAACTTTGGATCAGCAGCACACTCTCTAATCGTAGAGGGTGAAGCTGCTTTTTTTAGCGATGTAGTAACCATTACAGGCTCACCGTACACGAATGCAAATAAAACTTTGAAACAAGAAAGTCTTGCCAAAGGTTTATCTGTTGTAAGTGAAAAAGAACGAGATACCATATATAACATGAATAACAGCCTCGTAACAGAAGCGAGAGCATATCTAAAGCCAGATAAACACTATCCAGAGGTTTTTGATGCACCATATGAAGTTTCTTTGTTCTGGTATGAACAAGATTTATTGTGTAAAACACGAGCAGATGTTGTATTGAATCCTTTTGATAAACCACACGGGGAAAATGCCATAGTGCTTGTAGATTATAAAACAACTAGCGATTGTTCCGTCAGGGGTTTTACCAATTCGGTAAGACGGTATTCGTATGATCTACAAGCCGCATGGTATAAGCGTGGTTTTGAACGTGCTGGTTTTCAGGTACATGATTTTGTCTTTGTTGCACAAGAAAAGAAAGTACCATTTGCTAGTAAAGTTTTTAAAATGAATCATACTGATATGGAAATAGGTTGGAATTTTCTTTCTGATTATATTGCAGAATACAACAAAGTATTAGCAGGACAAAAACCAACTATATATAACAGTCCAAATGTTGTTGAGTTAGACACTGGCAATTTTTACAGAGAGGATCAAAATGACTGATAATGTAAACCATCCTCCACATTATAAGAAAGGCTCTATTGAGTGTATAGACGCAATAGAATCAGCTTTAAGCTTTGAAGAGTTTAAAGGGTATTGTAAAGCTGCTGCCATTAAATATGTATGGCGTGAAGATCATAAAGAATCTAACATACAGGACATAGATAAAGCGATATGGTATCTTACAAGGCTTAGAAACAAAATGGAGAATAGATAATGGATTTAAGTTTTTACGCACTGGTAGGTATAGTGTTGCTAATCATCTATCAAATGTCATCAAATCCATAAAAAAAGGGGCTTATCGCCCCTTTATTTTTTGTGCCTTAAAAAGGTGGTACAGCTTCTTTTGGTGGACTCATATCAGAGTCTTCAGACGCTAGATAATTTCTTACAGCAGTTTTCATCAAATTTACTGTCTGACCATCATCTCCTTGAAAACTATCCTCTTTTTGATACATAGCTAACCTAAGTTTTTTGCCAACAAAATCAGAATGGCTAGGCGGATATTTTTTAAAGCCCACAGCTTTTGTAAGCCTGGTAAAAATTTCTGTGCTTATTCTTTTGTTGTCTTCGTTTGTAGCCCAAAGGTTGTACCATTCATTGTGATCTTTATATTTACCACCATCTATTTGAAATGTTATTTTCAAAGTATGATTACCAGCCTTGGATTTATATTTATCCGTGGCAATAATTGTTGCATTGTGATCGCCTTCTGGTGCTAAAGGTACACCAGTTGGCATGTCGTCAATGTTTTCAAAAAATTCTACATCATTAAAATCAGACATTTGCATCTCCCGTATTGTCATTAGTTAAAGAAAACCCTAATTTTTCTATTAGAGCAGTGATGTTTGGTTGTTCAAAGTTTTCTAGCTTACCACTACGATCTTTAGCTTTATAGCCCTGTCCATAAACAGTTTGCAACCATCTGTGCTGTATGTTCGCACCATCTTCGTCTTGATCCTCAATAATTCTTAAAGCAAGAACTTCGTCAAAAAAATATGTGATTGACTCACCCAATTTAGTCCCAACCATTTTGGGTGCATGTCTTAATATGCCATCATCGTTTACTACATCTTCTTTGCAAAGAAACAACACGTGCATATGTAAATCTCTAAACGCACGCATTAAGTTAGTTACAGACTCTTGGACATTACCATATGCCATACGAGGATCTTTACTACGTGATTTTTCCCATGTAAGCAAAATCTCACTTATTTCAGATACTGAATCTAAAACAACTGTGTCATATTGTAATGTGCCAGACTTCAAAGCGTCATGTAGCTGCATAACCTCTGACGCTTCTTTTACTTCAATAGCATCAACATTCTTTGCATCTTGTATAGATAGCAGACCAGCTTCAGCACTTATGACAAGCACTTTGCCTGGGCAAGTTTTTGCTAATGTTGTTTTTCCAGAACCAGCCATGCCGTACACCAAAATTTTTGCACCTTGATTTTGCACAAGCTGTTGTGGAGAAACTATTCTGTTTGATAATTCCATGATATGTACTCCTTATATAAAATTACTTGCTTATTATAAACATAAAAGTTACCATAAGTAAAATTTTAATTTATACAAATGTAGAAGGAGTGAAAATGCAAGGTACAAAAGATCTAGTATGGCAAGCAAATTTTTATTTTAGAACAAAAGTTTTGTCAACAAAAAAATTAAAGGAGTTAGAAACGATGGGGGTAAAGCCGAATCACACAAATAGAAAAGTAAAACCATATTCATTAAAAGACTATATAGAGTTTTTGGGACAGCGTGAAGCAGCAGAAAGATTTGGCTGTAGTGAGGCTGCAGTAAAAGCTTGGAGATATGGATATAGAAGACCAACTGTTAATCAAGCAAAAAGAATTATTAAAGCCACAGAGGGAAGATTAGATTACGAATCAATATTTGGATCAATATCTGAAATTTTAGACACAGAAGATTAGTGTGTTTCAGCTTAATATAACTGAGGAAGATACACCCTTAGAGCAAGCACTTGCATACTATGATGAGGGTTATAATGTAGTTCCTCTACAAAGATCCAATAAAAAACCTCCATCTTTTCTAAAAGGTTGGGAACAGTATAAGACTGAAAGACCTGCTAGAAGCCTTGTAGAATCGTGGTTTCAAGATAGAAATGATTTAGTCGTTGCTTTAGTTTGTGGCTCATTTATTGTCGTAGATGCCGATTCACCTGAAGCCATGGATTGGGTTGAAAAAAATTTACCTGCTTGTCCATTTAAAGTAATTACTGGCAAGGGTATGCACTACTACTATAACAACCCACAAAACTACACCACCTACGCAACAAGAAGAACTGCTGAAACTCCTATTGAAAGATTAATAGATATTAGAGGTGTCGGTGGTTTAATTATTGCACCGTATAGCAGACACGCAAATGGACAGATATACAAACCAATTACCTTTGCAGATTGGAAAATACATGATCATAATGATTTGCCAGACTTTACAGAAGTTGAATTCACAAAAATTACAGGTGTACCAAAAACAGAATCGAATGTGCAGACAGCACCATTCTCTCTTGAGGGTGTACATGAAGGATCTAGAAATGATGGTGCTGCGAGAATTGCAGGATATTTAATTTCAAAAAATGTTAATTTAGAATTTGTAAAAGTTTTTCTACAAAACTGGAACAAACAAAACAGTCCACCATTACCACAAAGTGAAATCAATCAAGTTGTTGAAAGCGTAAAAAACACACATGATAGAAAAAATCAGATAGCACCTTTATTTATACAAGCATCAGAAACAATTCAAAAACCAAAAGATTTATTTAATCCACCTGGTTTGTTAAAAGATATGTTTAAATTTTGTGAACAGATTGCACAAGTGCCACAACCAGAATTGTCTTTAATTGGTGCATTGTCATTGGCTAGTGTTACATGTGGAAGGATATATAGAACTAACATGAATAATTTTTCATCGATGTATTTCATGGGTATTGCAAAATCAGGTCAAGGTAAAGAAAACATTAAAACATTTGTAGAGTCTGTATTAAACGCAAGTGATCATGAGAAGTTAGTTGTAGGTGACGGATACACTTCAAGTGGTGCTGTTCATTCTGTTTTAAAAATGCGACCAACACAAATAACAATAATGGATGAGTTTGGAAAAAGGCTTGAAGCTATAGGTAATTCACAAAACACCAACAGAGAAGATGGTATACAAACACTTATGGAAGCTTGGGGTAGATGTCATGGCACATTAAGACCTGATAACTACTCACTCATGAATGTGCAAGAACAATATAAAGAAATGATGATGAGCCGTGTCACACATAAACCAGCCATAACCCTTGTTGGTTTGTCTGTACCAAAAAACTTTTATAAGGCACTCAATAGTGGGCGTATAGCAGATGGATTCTTGAACAGGTTTGTTGTAGTTGAATCAAAAGAACCAAGAAGAGTAGGTGAATTAAGAAGGTTTCAAGAACCACCTACCAATATTATTAATTGGATTAATTATATTAGAAGACAAAGGGGTAATATGGATGATGTAGCAAGGGATAACGCAGAGATAGATCTTGATCAAGTAGTTTTAAATTT